TAACGTACACGCTCCTGGAGAGGTGGTTAAGGTAACCGGAGCAGGAAGCACAAGTTTGCATTGCCCTGGAGAAGAGGTTATCATTGACGCGCGTACTGGTGTGGAGATTTCAAGGAGTTCTCTTTGAGGCGTAAAACCCTCAGTAGAAAGCAATACAGAAACAAGGACGGCAAGTTTTTTGAGAAGCAAGAAAACTTTAGAAAAAAGCTTACCTACCTTACCATACTAAATAATAAAAGAAAGTTCGGAAAGGACTTCAAACATCAGCATAAGACTGATAGGATAAATAATGAATGTACCCAAACTGATGAGACGTTTAGCTGTCTTGCCCGTAAAAAGTGGACACCGTAAGGTGTTAGCTCGTAGGTTAGGTGTAGACCCTATAACTATGAAAGCACCTGAAGCTAAGGTTAAGGCTGCTGTAGTAGAAGAACCTAAGAAAAAGGTCAGAAAGAAGAAAACTCCGACGCAAGTTAAAAAAGATTTAGATTGAGTCTACAGGGGCTGGAGAGGTATTGTTCCCTCCGGTCCTTTTTCTCTTCCTTCGTCTGCCTATGGGCTTGGTATTATCTCCTAAGACCTTAGACTTTGTTCGCATACCCTTGATTTTAGGTTTTCGTCTCTTCATACAGACATAGGTAGTTCAGTATTATCTATAAATGCAGTGCGGTTAGCGTGCCAAGACTCACGACCCACCAAATTCCCTAAAGAATGGTGTATCATGTTGATAAATACGGCTTTGTTAGTGAGTCCGGCCTTAAAAGCTTCAACAGTGTAGTGAATATCGTAGAAATCCCACTCTCCGCTGAAGTATTTGGGCTTTTGGAGACCTATTTTCTTGATTGTACTTGCTTTTGCGGCTAAAAACAAGCCATCAAGGCATACTACGCTACCTGGGTTCCCGTAAACGGTCTTGAGTATCTCCCCAGCACCATTTTCCTGGTGATGAACACACCCACGATGCAATCCTTTCTTCCAATTGTCTTGGTTCCACCACACAGCGTCCTCACTAAGTAAGGTAGTACCTGCTGGTCCAATGAATCCGGTGCTAGGGTTAGCTAATTCTTCCTGTAGTTTGGCTAAAAACTGCTCAGAGCTATCAAGAATCTGTATGTCATCATGACAAAGTATCCATGTATCATCAGGGTTATACTCTACAGAAGAAAAAGCCTTATCATAAGCTTCAAATATTGATTTTTGGTTGACCAAGATTTTTGTTTTGATACCACAAGAAGCAAAGAATGTAACTAAATTACTTGTCGTTAAGGTTATTTCTTCACGGGAACGGGTACATATAGCAGCATAGATGGTCATGATTGATATTTAAACACTATAATAAAATAAGGTTATAATATAAGAGTAGTTTTTATAGAGGAATTCATGGAAAAAAATCAAATTGTAGAAGAATTTAGGAAGTGTAAGGAGAATCCCTCACACTTCATCAGTGAACACATAAAAGTAACCCACCCAGTGCGTGGGTTAGTGCCGTTCAAGCTTTATCCTTTTCAAGAGACTATTCTAAGTGATTTACAGGACCATCGGTTCAACATTCTACGTAAATTCCGTCAGGCGGGGTGTACCACTATTGCCGCAGCGTACAGTCTTTGGATGATCATTTTCCAAAAGCACAAATCAGTTATTATTTTGTCTAAAGGTGATGCTGAAAGTACTGAGGTTCTTGACCGAATCAAGATTATGTATGACGAACTTCCTTCCTGGCTAAAGCCTGGGATTGCTGAGGATAACAAACACACTCTGAAGCTCAAAACAGGATCTACCATCAAGTCTCGTCCCAGCGGTAAGCAGTCAGGTCGTTCTCTAGCTGGTTCTATGCTTATTATTGACGAGGCTGCGTTCATTGAGCATATTGATACGATTTGGGCTGCTGTATATCCAATTATCTCTACTGGTGGTCGAGCATTTGTTCTCTCTACGGTAAACGGTATCGGTAACTGGTATCACGATGTCTACACCAAAGCCTTGGCTGGAGAGAACTCCTTCAACCCCATCGACATTGAGTGGACAGAGCATCCTGAGTATAGGCGCAATAACGACTACCAGCATCTTTACGATGAGATGGGGGAAAAGGGTCTCAACATTGATGATTGGGAAAAAACTACTCGCTCCAATATGCCCCACAAGCAATGGCTTCAGGAGTACGAATGTAACTTCCTTGGCACAGGTGAAACGTATATTGAGGGACAAATACTAAAAAATATAAAAGATTCTGTATCAGAAGAATGGTTCAGTAAATACAATAACAGGATGCGTGTTTGGCAAGACCCTCAACCGCATTATTCTTACATAATCGCCGTTGACACTGCTTTGGGGCGGGATCGAGACTATTCAGCGTTTCAGATCATAAATACGTACAATGGGCAGCAGGTAGCAGAATTTTATAGCAATAAAACCCCTATCAACGATTTTGCTCAGATACTTTCTAATGAAGGTACACTATATAATACAGCCCATATAATCTGTGAAAGGAATACTATAGGCAACAACTTAATTGATTGGCTTTATAATGTTCTTGAGTACGAGAACCTTTGGGCAGACGATAAGGGTGACCTTGGGTTCCAAGTCACTGCTAGAAACAGGGACAGCATCTTAGCTGAACTTGAGGAAGCAGTTAGAACAGACTTGGTAAAGATAAACTCTTCTCGAACTGTAGACGAGCTATTCACTTTTGTAATTACTGAAAACGGGAAGGTTGAAGCGGAAAAGAATTGTCATGACGACCTAGTTATGTCCTTGGCATTAGCTGTCCACTGTTATCGCAATCTTCTTGACTCCACTCCCCTAGAGTTTATCTCTAATAACGAAAACCTTGAGCAAAAACCACTTCCACTATCGCGCTCTACTGAGGTTACCCTCACAACTGCTGGTGGACAAATCAAAAAGGAAGATTATAGATGGCTGATGAATTAAAAGATCTAGAGGAAGGGTATACTAATTTCGGTAACTCCGGGCAAAATACTAGTACTTATTACGTACCTACGGGACCCATTGGAAAATTCTTCGCTAAGTTTTTTGCTACAAAAGCAATTCCTGCACTAAATCGAGAAATAAGTGGTTCTGGGGGTCCTGTCCCCGCCCAAGGTGACACAATCGTAACGACGGATGTTATCAAAGAAGGTGGGGTCGCAGGGTCTGTATCACGAAACCCCGTAATGCCTCAGACGGAAATGAACCGCAAGAAGCGTTACCGCGACTATGAAGAGATGGACGAGTACCCTGAGATTGGTTCAGCGTTCGACATCTACGCAGACGATTGTTGTCAGAAAGGACAGAAGGGAGAGCGGTGGACGATTGATGCAGACAATAGTGCCGCAGTGGAAGAGGTAAATCGGTTATTTGAGCATATTAGGATGGATAAGATTATCTGGGATATTGCTCGTAACACCTGTAAGTATGGTGATTGCTTCACCGAAATGATTGTCAATGTAGATAAGCCGAAAGAAGGTATCAAAAAACTAAAAGTCCTTAACCCCAATTTCATTATTAGAGTTGAGGATGAGTACGGCTATCTCAAGAAGTTCCTTCAGGAGGTTCCTGATTTGAATTCCGTAGACACTTACGGGGCGGGATACGGGCCTGAAAAGCCCGTAAAGTATATTGAATTAGATCGCCACCAGATAGTTCACTTCAGACTCCACACCAGTGATCCGCTCTTTTACCCTTATGGTAAGAGTATCGCAGCATTATGCCATCGCACCTTCCGAAATCTAAAGATGATGGAAGATGCTATGATGATTTACCGCTTATCCCGCGCTCCTGAGCGCAGGATTTTTTATGTAGATACAGGCAACCTGCCCACCAGTAAGGCTGAGATGTTTATCGAGCGTATCAAACAAAAGTTCAAGAAAGAGAAATTCTATCAAAACAACTCCAGTCAAGTAAACGCACGATACAACCCAATGTCTATGGACGAGGATTTCTTTGTTGCTACTCGTAATGGAAAGGGGACTAAAATTGACACGCTTCCTGGAGCACAAAACCTTGGAGAAATTGAGGATGTTCGCTACTACCGTGACAAGCTCCTTGCGGCTCTAAAGATTCCTAAAGACTTTATTGTTGAAAAGGATAGCTCTCCTGAGCGTAAAGCTAACCTTGCTTCTCTAGATGTAAAGTTTGCCAGGACTATTCAGCGTATTCAGATTGACGTACAGACGGGTCTTGAGAACATTGCCAAGCGACACCTTCAGCTTCGTGGATACCCTGCTTCTATTATAAAGAAGCTGCGTATCTTCTTACCTGAGCCTTCGGACATGAGTGCTAAGCGTAAGCTGGACTTGGATGAGCAGAAGACTAGGGTTGTACAGGCTGTCAAAGGTCTTGACCTTATTCCTGACGAGCAACTTTACAAAGAATATTTCGACTACACTGAGCAAGAAATAGAAGTTATAAAATCTCAGATGGAAGAACAACGTGAGAAAGCGCAAGAGATGGAAGCTAAGTCAGCTTCAGTAGCTGGCGGCGGCGGCGGTGCTCCTCCTGGTGGAGGGCCCGGATATGGGGAAGCTGGATTGAATGGAGGAGCCGAGGGAGCAGAAAATGTTCCGCCTACCGCAAACGAATCTATCGACCCCATAGCATATGTACTTGAGTCCAGTTTGATGGACGAAAACCAAAGGCGGGTTCTTACTCGCATAATAGAAAAACAGAACCTATAAGGAGATATAAATGTTTACCCACCTATTTGAAGAGCGAGATAAAAAAATTACCCAGCTAGTAAAGCTTGGAGATTGTATTGGTCGTAGCTTACGTGAAAACGTAATGCTGTTTAGTATTGATGGTGATAATCATCAAGTTACTTATCTTACTGAGAGCCGTAAGGTTATCTCAGGAGACTATTCCTTAGATGGAGATGTTAGTATTACTAACATTACCGTAGAGGATGCCTCAGTATTTGAGGATGGAACTCGTTTTGATGAGTTTGTATCAAAGAAAATTGAAAGCTTTGTAGAGAGCGTCCATTACGGCGAATACGCCTCTGCTGACAGTAGCTTCTCTGACGTTCTCAGTCTTTGGGAAAACCGCTTGAAGTTAGGAGGTATTCAACAGCGTCTTTCTGAGCAAAGTAATCGTTTATCTTCTGTTGAAAAAATCATTGAGTCAGAGGAATTCCAGCAAGTCCTGGAAGTTACTCCTCAACTAATCAGCTTCTTGAGTGAGAACATGGAAAAGATTACTAAGGTTCCTGAAGTACGAAACGCTGTAAATCTTTCCAACTCAGTATCTCAGGCTTTCGATTTCCCTCGTCTTACTCTTGAGGAGATTGAGGAGAACGGTGAGTATGTTCTTGTAGATGGTGTAAACGAAAGTATTTATGAAATGGTTTGCCGACAGGAATTAGTCAAGCGCGAACTTCTAGAGTCCAAGCGAGAGTTTGATGTTGTTTGGGCTAGTAACCCTACGATCTCTACGCTTGCTTCTTGTATCTTTGAGAATGAAGAAACTACTGTCATGGCTTTAGCTGAAGCTATCCGTGAAGTTCCTTATATCTGTTTAGCTTCTAAGCGTAGTCTATTCAACACGTTCAGCAACTGCTTGAGCCAAGTCGATGGTGCCACTGCCGTAAACGAGCGTGAGATCCAGGCATTTGCATCAAAGATATTTGAATACAAGAAGGATGCCCGCGAAGTATTCGTAAAGCAAATTAATGAGAAGTATGGTGTCAATGTACAAAACCTTACGGATCCCGCTTCCTTCCGCAGTCTCGCTAACACGCAGGTTGTTATTTTTGAGGCTTTAAGTCGTCTTGCTCCTAAGGCTACTGTACTTAAGAGTGTTCTGTCAGAAATGGCTACGTCCCTCAAAGGTAAGCATGGCGTTGAATGTATTGATATCAACGAGTACCTTTTAGAAACCTTTGTTCAGGCTGGTTACGATAAGCTAATCTCTGAGGGAGAAAAAGAAAAGAAAATAGACTTCAAGCGCGTATCCCAGGAGATTAATGACATCCAAGATCTAGTTCTTTCACTAAAAGAGAAGCTTGCTACTAAAGATTCTATGAATCCAGAAGACGAAGCTACTGATGATATGAAAGACGATCATGACGACGGCTCTAAAAAGGCCCCTGCTAGTTCCGAGGAGATAGGGGTAGAAGAAGCCGTAGACTCTAAAAAAGGCGAAGAGAAGGCAGCACAGAAACCTGAGAGCGAAGCTTCTGGTGAAGAGGACCTTGTTAGTCAGGTAGCCTCTGCTGTATCTGCTGAACAACGAGCCGAAGAAGAAAAGGCTGCTCAGGAAGAAGACCCTGCTAATGAGTCTGGTGTAGAAGAATTACAAGCTGAGATGGGAGACAAGACTACCGACGACATGGTAGATGAGTTATCCGATCTAGAAGCTATTGTGGCAGACCTAGCTAGTCAGTTTGATGATGAAGATAAAGACTGAACTACATAAAGGGTAGGAGAGAATTTTATGCCTGACCCGGAAATAATTTCCAATATTGTATTCGTTAAGTTTGACGACTTAGGTCGTCCTACAGGACTTGTCGCAGCCTCAGAGGGAGATACACTTGACCCTGAGCTTGTAAACGTAAATTCCCCTATACGGATAGAAGGGCAAGAAGTAGTTCTTAGTCCCGAAGCTGTTGGATTAGATTTTAATCTTGCTGGAGTGGATAATTTAACTACTTCCGGTGATACAAAAACTATACTTGAGTACTCTACCAAAAGTAGAGTAGCTTTAGGACGTAACGCTGTTCCCTTAGAGATATTCTCTTTAGGAGAGGCTGACATTCATCTGGAATCAGAAGGCGCAAGCGGAGCATACGTTCTTCTAAAAGGGTCAGATATAGCAACGCCTAATTCTAGACTCTACCTAGAAAACGCTGATCTGAGTGCTAACTCAACATGCCAAATTAATTTCGACGCAGATATCAACATGAGCGATAACTCATATCTTCGTGGAGATACGATTGGCAGTAACTTTTTAGAATGTAAGAATGTTCAAAGTTTTGATCTAAGCGCAGGAACCCCTGTACATATTACAAACTTCTTTGGAGATACTAAAGTAGAAGT